AGCCAGTACTGGTGCAGCAATAGCTGCGCCTATTCCAACTAATCCGCCTATGAATAAAGTGCCCCAAGGTATGTCAAAGTCAAACATACCATCAGCAAATCCTTTTGCTGCGGCTGTGATGCCTTCTAATACAATATTACCGCTATCACCAAATGCTTTTGCTATTGTTCCGCCTTCGCCAAACAAATCTCCAAGTAAACCTTTTACAGCCGTGCCTTCAATTTCTTGGCCGGACTCGTCGATTTCGGCTTCTTTTCCAAATAACGCTGTGCCCAATCCGAATTTTTTGAAATTGTCAACAAAGGTAGAAATTGAATTAAAGAAACTATCCATAGTAGCTTGTAGAGTTCCGTCTTCTATTATCCCAGTAATCTTTGTTGAAAACTTCTCTACTAACTTAGCTGCGCCTTCAAAAATACCACTGTCTACAAATGCTTCTTGTATAATACCTCGTGCTTTACGTATTGCATCTTCAAAAGTTGTAAATGCATCCGTTGTTTTATCTCGTGCGTCCTGTTCTTTCTTTGCTGCGTCTAAATCTCTTCCGCCAATATCGATCATTCTAGTTGCATTATCTAAAAATTCTGCCATTGCAGGTTGTTGATCTCTTAATGATGCAATGTACTGAGCTCTTGCATCAGCATCCATATTTGCAAATTTTTCCATCTCGCCACCGCCGTTTTTCATAGCAGTTAGTAATACTTGTGGGTCGGCGCCGTCACCAATTTGTTTAAGTGCGTCTTGCATAGCAGGACCTGCATCACCCATCATATTTAAGAACTGTGCTGTTTCTGGACCACTTGGCATACCGTCAAGCAAGTCTTTCATAGCGGCGCCTGTTGCCCCGCCCATTTCTTCTATAATTCCTAGTGATAGTTGGAAGTTTTTCAGTTCTTGTGATCCTTCCTTAAACTGATTCATCATTCCTCGAATTGCAGCATCTGCAGCTTGTTCTCGTAGTGCCTTTTCTGCTTCTTCTCTAGTCTTGCCTGTTACTTTAGCAAGTAAATCAATTTGTTTTAAATAATCTGCACTTCCTGTTGCAAGCTCTGCTGTGCTCTTTCCTTGGAGAGTACCCATTCTTCTTTGCAGATCAATATAATCTCCCATGCCTTCGTTAACTTCTTCAACAGTAAATCCCATGTTTTTAAGAGCAGCAAAGTCCCCAGACTTTTTAATGTTGTCATTCATCTTTTTAAAGCGTTCAGCACCCAGTGTAACACTTCCGCCTAATGCTGCTAAGTTGCCTGCATTATTAGTTATAAGTCCAGCAAACTCATCTAACGACAATCCCATTTGAGCAGCACTTCTACGTGTTTCCAACATGTCATTGCCAAATGCAGCACCTGTTGAACTTAAAGTTCTAAATGTAGAAACAGTGTTGTCAATGTATCCAGCAAAGCCGCCTAGCAACCCGCCAACAATTGGAATGTGCTGTGCAAAGTCTTGTAAATTATTTCCGCCGTTGACAAATTCTTTAGCTAGACCTGTAAAGCCGCCTGCTACTGATCCCAACAGCCCGCCAATAGCATTCATAGATGCCTGGCCTAATTTTTTAATAGTTTTTGTAGTCTTCTTAGTTTCTTTAGTATTTTCTTTTTGAGCTGTTGTATTGTCTTTTACATGCTTAGAAGATTCGTCCATTACCTTCTGCATCTTCTTAGTAATGTCAGCAGGATTAACGCCCTTTGCTTTAGCCATTGCTTCCATAGTCACAACTAAACGAGCAAGAGTTACTTCGCTTGCTACACCGTCGCCGCCTACATTGCCAATTTCTACTTCTTCAGCCAAAATTACTATCCTAAGTTATATGCGCATATAAATAATAGAGATACATATTATTACATTGTATTTATACGGAGACAACCATGGCAGAATTTAACCCTCAAGAATATTCAGGAAATATTAACTTAGATCCTAATCCTTTAAAGAAATACTTTAGACAACCTAAAGTTTATGTTACATTACCAAGTAATGGACAATTTTATCCTGAAGGCACAATTGATATTCCAGAAAATGGTGAATATCCTGTACTAGCAATGACAGCAAAAGACGAACTTGCTATGAAAACTCCAGATGCATTGCTAAACGGACAAGCTACTGTTGATGTTATACAAAGTTGTATGCCTAATATCAAAGACGCATGGAAACTTCCAAGTGTTGATTTAGACGCTGTTTTAATTGCTATACGTATCGCAACGTATGGTGAAGAAATGGAAATTACTACTAAAGTTCCAGGCATAGGTGAAGAACGTTCATTTAATATTGATCTAAGACAATTACTAAACAAACTTGTTACAGCTAACTACGACGGAGAAGTTCCGTTAGGTGATATGACTGTTACTACTCGCCCATTAACTTATGCAGAATTTACAGAAGCTAGTCTAAAAACTTTTGAGGAACAACGCATTTTTGCACTAGTTAATGACGAAGAAATTTCAGATGGTGAAAAACTTTCTAAATTTAATAATAGTTTTAAAAAATTAACAGACCTAACAGTTAATACACTAACTCAAAGTATTGTTGAAATTACAGTAGGAGACGATACTGTAACTAATCCTGCACATATTCAAGAATTTGTTGACAATGCTGATAAATCTTTCTTTACATCTATAACTGATCACTTAGATAATCAAAAGAAAAAGTTTTCAATTGAACCGTTAAAAGTTAATAGTACTGACGAAGATATTGAAGCTGGTGCGCCTAAGCACTGGGAAGTGCCAATTACGTTTGACCAAGCAAATTTTTTCGGGTAAGGGTCCTAGCATGGACCGTGCCAGAGATCCTCGAAGAAGTAAAGGTCCTACAAGGTGATCAGAAGCAGATTAAATCTGAGATAATGAAACTGTGTTGGTACATGCGCGGCGGTGTTACACTCGATGAAGGATTTAATTTAAGTCACGAAGACAGACAGTTAATTGCTGATATTGTCAAAGAAAATATGGAAACAACAAAGAAAAGCGGATTGCCTTTTTTCTAAAAAGGTTTTCCTGTTTTAGGATTAAGCAGTTTAGCTCGTTTGATAATAAAGTTTTGTTTTCCAGAGTTTATAATTACTACACTGTCGTCGCCGTCTTTACTCGCTCCAACTACTGTAGCATTAATTAATTTTCCTGCTTTACTCATAAATTGTACTGGTTGGTTTGCAGAAAACTTTACTTGAGGAGCAGGCTTTGCTACAGTTTTTGATTTAGTAGTAGACTTTGCCGTGTCTTTGTTTTTTTCTTCAGCATCTTTCCATCCTTTTTTAATTGGATCCCACACAGCTCCTACTTCACTAGATTTTTTAAAGCCGGTTTTGAAAGAATCTTTAAAGCCTTCGTCAATTTCATATATTTTCATTTAATAATCATCCAATACTCGTATGTATTTATAATCAGGATCGCGCCGTTGAGTCTGTCTTCCTAATCTTGTTTCTTCAACCGGAGAAGGCCAATGACACGTAAGTTCAAGTGCAATATACTTATCTAAATGTATATCATTCTGTGTGTTAATTTTGTGATACCCTACCCATTTTCTATGTAGTACGCATAGTTGTTCGTGGAACCCTGTATAGACAATTGAAGTACAACCTTCAGGAATATATCTACAAATTATATTTTTTCTAAGGTATCGATGTTCAAGAATAGGCAAGTGTCTAAATCTAGAATCTATTGGTGTTGGAATATCTGTTTTAGTATCACTATCATAGTATCCAAGATCACCTATTACAAGCCAATTTCTAACTTTCGGTAGATAATCAGCTATTTTGTCAGCCCATTTTTTATTCCAGGAATCAATACTTACTCCTGGTAATATTTTCACAGGAGGATCAGCTGTATGTATAAACTTTGACTGTGATTCCCATGGATCCATAATAACCCAAAGAGCCGTCTCACAAAGATTATATATTTCAGTTTTACTAAGTTGTTGTAACATGTTAATATTTATTGCGAATATCTACTTCGTAGATATTTGTTTTCGCTTATCGCTCAAACTATACACTTCGTTTGTAGATAGAAGTAATTAATAAGATACAAATGCATTATTACGAATGTAATAATGTTTAAGTTTCATGTAGATTGTTTCAGTCAGACGGAACCTGTTACGGTCCCATCTAATCTCAAAATGCGCTTCATGTGAGTCTGCACCAGCCGAGACATTGGAAGTAGGTAATTGTTTATACACAAAGTACAATGGGCTCTGACCTTTCCCAACCTACGTCGACATATGTAACATAAAACGTACATTAACTAGGTTAATGTGTAGTTTATATAACATTACCTCTCGCTTCGTTCCTATTGCTAAAGAGTTTTTATGTACTGTGTTTGTGTTTTTCGACAGCCAACATGCTATCTATATCAACTAGTGAGCCCAATTTGTTTGATGGCTTCCACACTCTGGTGTGTCAATCAATATGTTACGTGTGCTTCTATACGAGAGCTTTTTCCACAGCGGTATTTCTAATCTGGCCCGCCAACCTTAGGTGTTGGAATGTTTTGCCTGTATGTGATGTTCTAGCAATGCCTGTTTGAGTTTGTCTGACCCGCCTACTCTAACATTGATGATACCGTTATAGTAATCATCAGTTTCAAGTACACGCCTGTCAAACTGTTCTCTTGCCTCTATGTAGGACATTTCGCCCCTACCTTTACATAGGTATAATATTTCTCTTGTAAACTTATTTTCGCCTAGTGCGGCTACATCTGCGTTTAGTCTATCACTGGAACCCCAGTAAGTCTTCCAATCGCTTTCTTTAGTGCCGCGCCGTTTGTTTTTCTTGCCTTTGAGTGGTGGCTTGGTAGTTTTAAATTTTGCTAGTTTCTTGCCTACGTATTTTTGATTTGTAATGGTATTAGTAATAAGATAAACAAAACCTTCGTACTCATCTGGTATTTGGTCAATTGTTTGTCCTTGGTAAGTCCATTGCATCTATTACTTACCGTTGCCTTAGTTATTCTTCGCCTGTTTTGGTTTTCCTTGTACTCATATGCAAATGATGAACTTCGTCTGAACGATCTTTTGCAAAAGTTCGAATATCTCTTAAACATTTACGCACTTCACGATGAGTGCGCACACTGTTTTGTCTTTCAAAGCGTTCGCTTGCTTCAAAATATTTAAGATATGCTTGCACCAATTGATCATGAATATCATCTTCATCGTTCATTATTATTCCACGACATCTAAATCATTTGCATAACTTGTAAATCCGTTTTCTTTTACAACTCTTAGTACGTGATTAACACGACCAATAAGTTCATCCTTGTGCGAGATAAGATAAATGTTCTTTTCACGCTCACGTGCCATCTTTTTAAGAACTCCTAAAGAGTTTTCAACTCCAGCAGTGTCCATACCACTGTCGATAAGTTCGTCAATAAACAATAAGTTTACACCTTGATACAAACTTTCCCATACATCGCGGAATGCAAAACTTAATCCTAAGATTAATCTATTACGTTCGCCTCTACTCAAGTTATCAAAGTCTAAGTCTTGTCCTAGTTGAGTAATCTCAACATTCAAATCGTTTTGGAACAACACTTGATGAGGTAAACCTAGTTTGTCAAGATAATATGTAAGTCTGTTGTTCAAGTATGCTAAGTTTTGGTCAATAATCTTTTTACGGATAAAGCTATCTTTGTTTGTTAATAACTTTAACAAGAACTCTTGATGTTCTTTAAAGTCTGTTAGCTCATTTACAACGTTCCAATCAATTTCTTGTATAGCACTGTTATTCAGTTCGTTAATTTGTGCTTGGTAAGGATCTTCCTCGTCCTTTTTTGACTCCCATGCTTGCTTTAAACTGTCTACATTTTGTCTATGTTCGTATGCTTCTTTAGCAGTTTCATAGTATGTTGTAGGTTTTCCGTTAATGTCACCAATCTCTTGAAGTGTTACTGTAACGTCTTTTACTTTTACAGTAATTTCTGTTTGATATGCTAGTGCATCTTCTAATTCTTTACTTTTACGTAAACTAATTTCTTCTTTTTTATCTGCATGAAGCTCTTGTCCGCATGTATAACATGTTGCATCTTCTATTTCTAAGATGTCTTTATTAACTTTATCTACAGACTTGTCAGCACGTACTAGTGCAGGTTCTAACGTGCTTAATTCTTTTCTAAGAGCCAAAATAGCATTATTATGTTCATTCCAATTTTGTAATTTTTCATGAGCTTCAAGTTCGGTTTCAATGTCTAAGTGTTCTAATTCGCTGATTGCTTCTTGTAATCGCATAGTGTCGGCAGTACGTTTAGATAACCATGCTTTCTGATTACTTTGCAAACTACTAATAGTAGTTTCAATTTTACTATTTGCAGTTTGTATTGCTTCAATCTTCAGTGTTTCCGAAGTAATTGCTTCCTTAGTTTGTCTAACTTGGTCTTTAAGAGTATCTGCCTTCTCTGAAAGTATAGTAATCCCCAACAATTGCTCAATAATAGCACGTTGATCATTAGTACGCATACTCAAAAACGGTTCTGTATAAGTGTTTAGTGCAACAATGTGCTTAAACATGTCATGACTCATACCTAACAGTGTGTTTACATCGTCTTGTGTCTGTCTACTATCGCCTTGCGACTCGTCTATTAATGATTCTTGATTGTTAACGTAAAATTTAAAGAAATTAGGACCGCGCCCACGTTCAATGCGGTACTCGTTATTATTTTTCTCAAATTGCAGTGTAACTAACATGCCTTTTGAATTAGTCTTATTAATTAAGTTGTTAGCTCTGATATTTGTAAGGGCTTTTCCGTACAATGCATAACTTAGTGCGTTAATAATAGTAGTTTTACCAGTACCATTACGTGATCCACTGTCGTCACCGCCTTGATCTAAGTTTTCACCTAGCACAAGAGTTAGTTGTTCCTTGTCAAAGTCAACAGCTTGAGTCTGGTTACCCACACTCATAAAGTTTTTTACGGTTAGGTCTTTAATTCGTATCATGTTTAGTGTTCTATTCCATTATAGATGTCTAACAACATTTTTTTGTTGAAGTTTTCTGTGTCAAGTGCAGCAATTTCTTTAGATACTATTTCATCTACGCTTTCAAAAGTAGAAATATCTAAGTCTGTTGTAATTTCTTCTATCTGCTTCTGCGGTATTAGCGTTAGTTCTCTCACATTATACTGTGTAATGAATGTTTCTTTAATAAAATTAGCTTCTTCATAACTAATAGGCAAGTCTAATGTAACACGTAGATACATTTTAGGTTTTATAAGTTCATCTGTGTTGTCTAATAGCTTTGATAAGGTAACAGTACGGTACTTAGGACAATCTGGCCAGTTGATATATTCTGGTTCTGCATTGTTTTCACGGTCTAGTATCATCATACCACGATCGTCATCACCTACATCGGCATAATTGTGCGGAAATGCATTACCAATGTAATGAATAGCACCTTGCTTCTGTCTTTTATGAAAATGTCCACTAAAGACGTACTCTTGATGCTTAAAATGCTCAGGCTTTAGGTCACCGTGGTCGGGCATACGTACTAAAGCATTCATATAAAAGCTAGGAAGTTCAAAATGACCAAACAAATACTTTGCTTTGATGTTGCTCATCTTCTTCCATTCGTCTCCTACTAACCAAGGTACGAGCGCAACGTCTTCTTCTTCGTAAATTTCATCTACAAAAGTAATACCGTCGATGTGTTTACCAAATATAGTTGAACTTACATCGCGTTTGTCCTTGTAATATAGATCATGATTGCCTACAAACATGTAAAACTTGTCAAATGCTTTACCAAGTTTCTCTAAACTACGTATAGTAGCATCCATAGTTGTAAGATTGAGACTATTTCTATTATGATGCCAATCTCCGCAGAAAATACCAGTTTCGCAACCGGCAGTTTTTGCTTGATCAATATACCAGTCGATAAAGTCTTCACAGTCGTCGTTGTGAATACGACTGTTTCCTTTTAATCCAAAGTGGATATCGGTGAACACAGCGGCTTTCTTAAACAAATTTTAGTTACTCCATGATTAACTATTATATTGTACTACAAATAGTGATAGATGTCAACCTTTATCGGCAAAACTAGTTTGTCCTGCTTGCTCGTTACGCTTAACACTTGCTTCCCATTCACCTTCATTTTGTCTAGTATAACTAGGCGTTAACTCATTCATTTCTAAAATGTCATCACGAATATTTTGGTTACGTTTTTCAATGTTAATTACTCTTACAAAGGAATTTGTTACAGCCGCAGTGTAGTATGCAAAAGGATTATCTGACTTTGACTCGTCAAACTGCAAGCCAATCTGCGCAAGTTGCAGTATTGCTTGTCCCTTCATTTCGTCATTGTATGTGTATCCACGTACATTACCTCTTGTTGCGTATCTATCAACAAGTTTTAACCACATCATTGCAAGTGTATTAGTTGCTTTACCGTGTTTGTGGTTAAAGTGTCCGTTTTCCATGCCGCCTTCCCAATGTGACTTGCCAACTAGTTGTAAATTTCCTTCGTCATCAAATTTATAATGCTTAAATGGAGGAAAATTTAATTTTACTTTAGTATCTGCAACAGTTTTTGGATTTTTCTTCCTTCCGGGCTCTTCTGGAATGTGATCAAACGTCATAACACGGAAGATTAATTCTTCTTTAGTAATTGAAGTATACGGAACTTCACATTCTGCTTGTTTTACTTTTTCACCTGCCATTTTTCTACGTTCATACTCCGCACTTGACATTTTTTTTGCTTTATTTCGTTTAGCTTCAGCAATTGTACGAATATTAATTTTTTCTACGTCAGGAAGAATAATATCATACTGTCCGTGACTAGGTTCTACGTAGCTGTTGTATGTATTTTTTGATTTATGTATCTCTTTTAAGATATCTTTGTTATTTAAATAGTTCTTTTTGCGCATAATTACAATAGTCTCCAGTTTATTATACTTATTATAATATACATACATAATTTTGTCAACTAAATACTAGTGATTAGGAGAAAAATAAATGCCAGAATTTAACGCAGCAAATTTTGCGAGTAGTTTGATTGATGACGGGATAGATGCAATAAAAGATGCAGCAGTAGACTCTGCCCAACAAGCATTAGGCGATCTAGGACCACTTGGCGGCTTAGTTGCGAAGTTTGTATTTGATACTGTTATTGAAGACAGGCCTTATACTAGAGCAATTATATCCTCTGACATAAGCACTAGGAATGATAGCGACTGGCGAGTCAGTATTAGTGTGCCAGAAATATTACTAAAAGGCGATATACTTGGACCACTAAAGGCAAACGACGGCGCCGCAGCATTTAACACAGGAAATAGAATGGTATTTCCGTTTAATCCGTCAGTGTTGTTTAGTCACACAGCTAATTATGCACAAGTTCAGCCAACACATACAAATTATGCATATAATGCATATGAAAGTAGTCAAGTTGATGCTATTACAATTACAGGCGAGTTTTTCCAAGAAAATGAAAATGATGCAAAGTATTGGATTGCATGTTTACATTTCCTAAGAACTGCTACAAAAATGTTTTACGGAGAAAGCGATCCTTTAGGAAATCCTCCACCAGTTTGTAGATTAAACGGATATGGAGATCATGTTCTAAATAATATTCCTGTTGTTGTAACAAACTTTACAACAGATTTACCACAAGATAGTGATTATATTGAATGTACCGTTAACGGAATTAAAAACTTTGTCCCAGTACAAAGCACAATTACAGTAACATTACAGCCGCAGTACGCAAGACGTTCGCAAGCAAGATTTAGTCTAAATCAATATGCTGCTGGCGGCCACGTCCAAGGTGACGAAGGATTTATCTAATGTCTTTTCAAAAAAACTTATCACCGTACGGAAATACACCAGTAACTAAATCAGGATACTTAGATATTTTACGTCCTAGACCAGTGCCAGTGCATCCGAACGATGTCCTTTATGAATTAAAACCAGAATATACTTACCGCCCAGACCTGTTAGCATATGTTGCATACGGATCAAAAGATCTATGGTGGGTATTTGCACAACGTAATATGGATATAATTAAAGATCCTGTATTTGATTTTGTTGCAGGTGTCGAGATTTACTTACCACAACAAGGTTTACTACGAACTAATTTAGGAATTTAAAAATGCCTGCAATTAATTTAAATGCAGCTGTAAATACAGTAACATCTACAGCAACTAACGTTGCTACTTCTACAGTATCTAATGCTGTA